CAGAAGAAAGACCTAACGGGATGCCTACTACATATAATCCTGAATATTCTCCAGGAAGTAATACAGGACTAATTCTACCTAAAGCTGGTGGACTTGTAGGATATGCTGCTGGTCTTATTAGTGAAAATGAAGGTGCTGCTTGGTCTGTAAATAAAGACGATAACAGTAAAGGTGTTTCTATAGGTAAAGCCCAATGGCATGGTGGAAGAGCTAAAGATTTAATATCACAAATGCAAATCGCAGATCCTACAAAGTTTAATAAAGAACTTTCTGGTGTAATGGTTACTGCTATTCAAAATGGAGTTTCTAAAAGAATAACAATGATAGAAGCTTTACAGGGAAAATATAGTTGGTCTTCAGAAAGAAAAGGTGGAGATCGGATTATATTTGATAAAGATGCAGCAAAAGCTTTTGGGGATTATGTAAAAACTTCACCATCAGCTCAAAGTATACAAGAAGGATTAATTGCCAAAGATACAGGAAAATATTTAGATAAATTATCTACTAAATATAATATTACCAATGATAAATCTAAAATTTTCCTGGCTGATATGTTTAATCAAGGTGAAGGATATATGAAGAGATACCTTGATGGAGCTAAAAAAGCAGGTATTAATCCTAATGATTTTAAAGCTTTATCTAAATATATTATTGATAATAGTTCAGGATCTTATAAAGAAAGACGATTAAAAACCGCAACAGCTTTAGAGAAACAATCAGATGGATCTTTATTACAAATGGCTGCTTCAAATCCTGCACTTACTGGAATAGGAAATACTGTATCATCAACTATTACTACAGTGGCCTTAGATGCAGTAAACAGAAGACTTCCCTATGTTCTAGGTTCTGAGGATATGAGCAGAGCTATAGATTGTAGAGGATTTGTATCAGGATTAGGTAAAGCTGCTATTAGATCATTAAATGGAAGTTTAAAAGATCCTAAGCTATTAAAAGACTATGAAAGAATTTATAATACTAAAGGATCTGGAAATTTATTTGATGCTTTAGCTAAGAAAACGGGAAAAGAGATTTATAAACCACAAATCGGTCAGCTTAAAGAAAACATGGTATTAGGTGTTGATGCTGATAAAAAAGCAGGATATGGTAAACACGGAATAGATCATGTTGTTATGACAATGAGAGATAAAAAGACTGGAAAACTTCAAATTGTAGAAGCTGCTGGAGGTAAAGTTAGAAGGGTTATTGCTTCTGATGGTAATAAATGGCTTTCTCGTCAATATTCTCAAGGTCGTGGAGTATGGGCTACTGATGCTTTTGGTTCTGAAATTACAGGAGCTCAGGTTTGTGGAGGTGCTTATGTACAAAATCCAAAAACAACTCCAACAAAAACGCCACCTCCTGTAGTTACTAAAGGTCCTGAGGTTGTTGATCTTAAAGAAAAAGCAAGATTAGAACAATTAAAAATTCAACAAGCTACAGTAGCTGAATTAGGTAAAGTGACTTCTGGAGTTCAACAACTGACTACAGTAACAAAAGAAACTAAAGAAAGTAAAGAAATTAGAAGTGAAGAAGGTAATGTTAACAAAAATCTAGCAGGTATTCCTAGAGATATTATGACATATATGTTTGGATTAGAGCCTGATGGAACTACTTCTACAGGTTTAATCTAAGGAGGTTAATATATATGGCTGTAGAAACTGGTGGAGTTATTGGTACTTCAGCTACAGAGATAGAAGCTAATATAACAAATCCTAATACACAAGTTGCAACTCCACCACCTACACAAGGAAAACCTTATGGTGGTGGAACTATAAATATAGATTTATCTAAAGGAACTTTAAAGAATTTACACTCTAGTATTAATTGGCTTACTATTAATATAAATTCTTTCTTAGATCTACCACCACAGGCTTTAACAGAAAACCCAAATACTCAAGTTAAGTTATTATTAAAACCTGGAGATATTTCAGATTCTGTTTCAGTATCAATGTCTAGAAGATTTGAATCTAGTTTGCCATATACAGATTTAATGGCTCAAGTGGCAGCCCCTATTGTAGGAAACGATTTATCAATGTGTTTATCTTTTAAGTATGATGCTTCAGGATTAAAAAAAATTATTACTCTAAATTGGATATACCCTGTAGCATCTTCTTCTTTAAGTCCTCAAGATATTAGAACGTCCTTATCGAAACTTCAAGGATTAGTCTTTCCTAGAGGTATGGGATTCTTATATCCACCACTTCTTTCATTGAATCTTGCAGGATTATATAGAGGAGCTGTCGGTTTTATAACTGCTGTTGACATTATAGCTAAAGAAGACTGGTTAGGAAATCCAGACTCTGCAATGCCTGAAGTAATAGAAGGAAATATCAAATTCGAAAACCTTTTTAATTATTTTTGGAGTAACGATATATCAGCAGAAAAATTTAATTTGCATAATGGATCTATTCTTTTTGGAAATGGTGGTGGTGGTGGCGGAATAGGATCATCTGCTAACACAATATCAGATGTTGGTGGTGGTGGAAATACCCCAGAGCCGCCAGCTGCTTCACCAGCTAAAATAAATCCTATAGAAGAAGGTAAACAACAGGTAGCACAGGCAGGAATGAATTACGGTACTGGAGATCCTAAAGTTGTAGAATTACTTAAAGGAAGATAATTATATGTATAGTATTACTAGATCCGAAAATTATTTATCATTTGTTTCTTTTTCTAATAAAATACAAACATTTTTAAGACAGTCTAAAAACATAAATTTAGAGGAAATAAATTGGTATTTGTTAGAAATAGATAGATTACTAAGATTATACGATTATAATTATCAACCTCCTACGAATTTTCCAGAAACATATATAAATGCAGATAGAATATTAAAACAAACCTGTAAATATTGTGATAAGTTAATAACTAAAACTTCATATAAGTTAAGTAAAGAAATAAAAAGTCTTTCATTATTATTGTTTAGAAGGTATTACGAAAAATGTGATTATCAAAAAATACTTTCTAAAATCAAAGATACTGAAACAGACTCTTTTAAATTAGTTTTATTAAAAATTATAAATGAAGATGATATTTATAATGGCCTTTTTTATTTTATTTATTTTCTAATGAATATAACATCATATTTAGCAGAGATTGTTTGGTTTAACAATAAAGAAATAAATCCTAAAATATCAGAAGAGCCTGAAATGTTCAAATATATACAATATATTTTAATAATACTAGCATTAAAGTCTTTAGTTTTAGTAAAAGATTTAGTAGATGCTTTTATAGAAATACAAAATTATATTTATTTGGACGAGGAATTTTCTGCATATGTTAAAGAACAAATATATGAAAGTAATATTTCTTTAAATGGAATAGAATTTGAAGGAATTCTTGCTACTTTAGAGATGTTTGAAGAAGAATTTCAAAATGTTAAGATTTTTTAATATTAGGTGTTCATAATGATTATAAGAAGTAAAGATTTAATAATAAAACCAACAATTTATGCAATCAAAAAAGAAATAGATACAGATATGCATAGACATCATATGGCTACTAATTCAATATTATATAAATTTGGAGATAATACTACGCTTCCAATGTTTATGAAAACTTTAGAGAATGTTCCTGATCATGTTTCAGGAGAAGTTTTCCATCGAGTTCTTTCTTCAGAAATTGGTAGACTTGATAATATTTCTTATTTATATTATAAAACTCCTGAACTCTTTTGGGTTATTGGAATTCTTAATAATGTAGATCCATTAGAAATGTATGAAGGACAAATATTAAGAATTTTACCAAAGGATTATGTAGAGTATAATATACTAAGATATAATATTGTTTAGATCTTGGGGAATTATGTGAAGTTGTGCTAAGCAAGACTTAGGACTTTCTCATCCTTTTTATATAAACAAAAAAGAAGATTTTCTAGAGTTTTTGATTAAAGTAACCAAGGGGTAGTATAATGTCAGTAATAACCTCAGATTATCAGTTTGAAGAGTTTGAAACTAAATGTCATATAAGCTGGATGCCAGAAAAACCTATTCAAGTATTTACTTTTAGATATGTCTTAACACAATATACTCCTAGTGTATACGCTAAAATAATATTAGCAATACCTAAAGAAGATTTTAATAAATTCCAAGACATCGAAAAACTAAAAGTAGAAGATAGAAAAATAGAGGTTTATATTGATCCTGAACTTAAGGGTACTAAAGACTCTAAAATATATTTTGGAGGACCTTGGAAATTTATAATCTCTACATATAAAAATACCAGAGGTAGTCACCTATTTACAATGATGGGTGACTATCATAATATGGATAGTGTTGTTTTAGTAGAATTAGATTGCGTAGATAGAATTTTTTACAAAATGAAAAATACAGAAAGATTTAATTCTTTTGGCGAAGTATTAATTTCAGATATAGTTAAAAAGCTAGTAGAACAAAATGGTGGAAAAATGAAAATTTGTATTCCTACTGATACAAAATTCAGATGGATACAAACTAGACTATCAGATTATCAGATGGTCAGACAAATGTTACCATTTGCTAAAGATACTAAAGGTAATCTAATGTATACATTTTTTATGTATAATGAAGAAGGATACTTTGCCCCAATAGGAAATAAACTCATAACAGATTTCAAAATTTCTGTAAACAAAGAAAATTTAGCAGGATTGACACAATCTTCTTCGGATTCTATGAAACATTTTGTAGATCAATATTCTAGTGAAGATAATATCATTGCAACTTCTCCTGGATTTTCTGATTTTTTTGGTGTTAAACCAAAAAAAGATTCAAAAAGCGCATATCTTCCTAATAAATCTGGAAATAAAAGTTATGAAAATAAAGATCCTCAAAAAATATTAGAAATTCCTATAGAAAATGAAAAATTAAAAGAAAATTATGTTTCAAATTATAGAAAAAGGATAATGACTTTTAGTAAAATATTAGGACATGAAACTTTACCATTAACTGAGTGTACACCATTAGATGCAATAGAAGTTGTTCACCAAGAAAATGGGGAAATTTTAGAAAGTGATGGAGCTTACTATATTGCTTCTATAGATACCACATTTGGTTTTAATAATAGTTCTCCTGTATTATCTAAAAGTTCTTTGGTTTTGCTTTCTGAAGTAGACCTAAAAGGAATGAAAAGTGCAGAAGGAGAAGGATTAAATGGAGGATCTAATGGAGCTTTAGATGGTATAGCAAAAACAATATCTTCTACAGTTGGCGCATTAAATCCTGAAAATGTTGTAAATAGTTTAATATCTAATATTGAAGGTATTCCTTCTTCAATTACAGGATCGTTTAAAGATTTAATTAAAGGAATATCTTCTTCGTCTATTATAAATTTAGATACTGTAGCAAAGAGTACATTAACACAGATAGTTGGAAATCTTACAGGTCTTCAAAATAACTTTTTGAATCTTGGTAATAAATTCGAACCTAACAGTATTATATCAAATCTAGGATTTAATCTTGCAGGTCAAACAGGATCGGTTCTTTCTAATATTACAACAAATCCAAAAAAGATTCTTAATGAATGTTATAAAAATATTATAGAATTAACTAATGGTGTTCTTACAGTAGAAGAATCTGGAAACTTAGATAGTGCTATAATCAGTTCTTTTAAGAAAACAATAGAAGAAATAACTTCTTCAGGAATTTATAAAATAAATCTTTCAATAACAAAACCTGTTGAGGAATTATACTCAAATATCTCATCAACTATTGCAGACACTACAGGTTCTAAATCTGGAAAAGTTTATAATATAAAAATTCCTACACCATCTTCTATCAATTCGAATGATTATATAGAAACAAATAATACTGAGATAGTTCCTGATAATACAACAAATCCTACTACACCTACTTCTCCTACTACGCCTACTACACCAAGTAATATAGATCTTACAGTATTAGATGCCAGATTTGCTGCTAAACTTCATTCACATTCTGAATTTATTAAATTTTTATCATCAGATACTGTAAAATATGGATCTTCCAATTTTAAAGGAAATTTAGAAGAAACAATTATAGATCATGGATTAGGAACTACTCCAAAAACTGTAATTATAACACCAGCAGAATATGCAGATGGATATCTTGGAGAATTTTATGTTAGAAAAGACAGTACAAAAATATATGTTGGAAATACAGGAACCGCAACAACTAAATTTGATTGGTTGGCTATAAAATGAGTTTAGATATTAATTCATTAACCTCTAATTTATCCTCTCTTCCTACATCATTAAATAGTAGCATAACAGAGTTAGCCACTTCTCAAGGAACAGAATTAGAAAAGTTATCATCTTTTGAAAGTTCTTTAGGAAAAATGATGGATTCTTCTATAGAAAGTCTTGGAAACCTTGTTAATAATAATGGTATAGTGTTAGAAAATATGCTAGGATCTATGTTTAGTTCTTTATCTTCTTCTTTAAGTGATACTTCAGGAAATTTAACAAGTGTTAAAACAACTTTATTTAAAACAGACGTAATTCAAAAAACATTAGAAGGACAACTTCAAATAGTATTAAACCATTATAATAAAATACAGAATTCTTCTTCTCCTGAAGCTGAAAGTATTATGAGTGATATGAAAACACTAGAACCTGATGTTTACTCACAATTAGAAAAGGTTTCTTCTAATCTTTCACCAACTATTTCGGAACTTGGCAAATTAACTGAAAAATTAGAACAGAACTTAAATTCAGAGCTTAGTAAAACAGAAAATTTAATAGGTGAGTTGTAATGGGATCTAGAAAACAAAATTATAATCAAAAGTATGTAGGAGAAGTTGTTGACAACAATGATCCTTTAAAAAAAGGAAGAATAAAAGTTATTGTTCCTTATATTTTTGATGGTATTAAAACTGAGGACCTTCCATGGTGTGAGCCAAATTTTCCATATGGAGGTTCCGAAAATCTTGGGTTTTTCTTTGTACCTGAAAAAGGTTCTAATGTAATTATCGAATTTATAGGTGGGAGCAAATATAAACCAATATGGACAGGAACTTGCTATAGGGAATATGAAGGAGAAAACATTCCACCAGAAGAAGCTATCAGAAATAATTATACTCATAGAAAAATAATAAAAACTAAAACTGGATATATTCTTTTTGATGATAAAGATAAAGAAATTACAGTGTATCATAATTCTGGTCATTATATATTAATGAATGAAAAAGTCATAGAAATAGCCAATGCTTGTGGTTCTCATATATTAATTCCAGAAGATGGGAACATCTATCTAGAACCTAAAAAGACTGTACATGTAAAACTTGGAAAACCTAAAGTAAAACCTAAAGTTTTATTAGAATCTAAATATAAACCACCAAAAAGGAATTCAAAATGACCTATCCATATAAATATACATGGAGAGCAAATCCTCAAGCTGCAGGATATTCAGGACCTGTTCCATTAGAAAATTCTATGTATAGTTTTGAAGCCTCTGTTCAGGAACAATCATCTGTTAGTGAATTATTAAGAGCTTCTATAATAAAAATTTTAACAACTACTCCAGGAGAAAGAGTTATGAGACCTGAATTTGGATGTAGGTTAAAGAATTTTTTATTTGAGCCTAATGATGATATAATAATAGGAGACATTCAAACCCTTTTGGTTGCCGGGCTTGTAAATCAAGATCCAAGAATAGGAATAAAAAATGTTTCTGTTAGTGCTAATAGAGAACAACATGAAATAGTCGTAGAAATACAATATGAAAACAAATCTACTGGAACTTTAGAATTAGTTAGTATCCTATTAGCAAAAAATAATATGGAGTAGATATTATGGCCTTAGAAAATAAATATACAACAAAAAAAGTATATACAGAATTTCCAGATTTAAAATATGTACCTGTAGATTTTGAAGAAATTATGGATCTATTAGTACAAAGAATAAAGGAAAGACTTCCTAATAAGTGGACAGACTTTTTAGGTTCAAACTTTGGTGTCGAAATTATAGAATCTGTAGCGTATTTAGCAATGTTATTAGGATATAATTTAGATAGACATGTAAATGAGTGTTTTCTTCCTACTGCTAAAACAAAAAAATCAGTTTATGATTTGGCATCATTAATTTCATATAAACCAAATCCTCCATCAAATTCTAAAGTTGATGTAACCTTTTTTATCGATACAGAATGGCCTAATGATATAATAATTCCTAAATATACTAAAATGTCATCGAGTACAGGAATATATTTTCATACATTAGAAAATGCTGTTTTATATAAGGGACAAACTTCTATAATAATTCCTTGTAGAGCTGGTGTTATTGTTCATGATACTATAGTATCTACAGAAAAACCATATTATAAATATGAATTACAACAATATCCTGTATGTGCTATAGATTCAGTTTTTGTAAATGACGTATCTTATTCATATTTAGAATTTTTAGATTCTACAGTAGATACCAAAGTTTATGGAGTAAATTACACTAATGATTTTAAAGCTTCTATATATTTTGGAGATGGGGTATATGGTGAATCTCCAAAACGTGGCTCTTTGATTGACGTTTATTATAATATTGGCGGTGGAAGTTCGAGCAATGTAAAAGCAGGAACAATAACAACAATACTAGACATAATTAGAGACACCACAGGATATGCAGTTCCTACTATAAAATGCTATAATTCATCTAAAGCATCTGGTGGAGATGATGAAGAAACTTTAGATGAAATAAAAAGAAATGCTCCTGCTATATTTAGAACCCAACATCGAGCAGTAACTAAAAGTGATTATAAAGATATTGTTCTAGCAACTCCTGGTGTAGAAAAAGCTGTAGTTTTAGATTATAAAGATGATAAATCAATAGGTATTTATGGTGTAAAAGTTGCAGTAATTCCAAAAGATGGTGGAATTCCAGGAATAGGGTTTAAAAATAGTATAGCTGCAAAATTAGAAGACCTAAAGACAGTATCTTCGGTAGTAAATGTTATTGACCCAACAATCGTTCCTATTGATTTATCTATTGCTGTTAGAATCAACCAACAATATACAAGCAGTGTTGTATTAAATAAACTTAGAGGAAGATTAGCTGAATATCTATCTTGGAAAAACAGAGATTTCGGTGAAGATGTAACTGCAGAAGATATATATACAATAGTACAAAATACTGAAGGTATCACATATTCGGATAATTTAAAAATTTCTCCATCTAAAACAATATATCTATTAGAAACTCCTACAGAAAATACAAAAAATATTAAAGTTATTGATACTTTAGGATGTTTAGCAGCTGGAGTAAATATTACCTTACTAGACGAAAATAAAGAATTTCATTCATCCAATGTAATTTCAGGAAAAGATGGTTCTGAAATTATGCTAACTCTTCCATTAACTAATGTTGGTTCTCTTAAAAAAGGGTGTAGAATTTATCCTTTCCTAACTTTAGGTAAAAAGGGAAATATGTCTGATAAGGATATAGAATTAAGTTCAATTACCGAACTTTTAGATCTTTCTAATTGTGTTATAGCTTTTGAAGACAAATTACAAGATGAATATACTATATTATATAGAAATAATAATATATTAAGGTTAGATAATGAATTAAGAAGAGATATTCCTGCAAATACCAAAATTTATATAAAAGCTAAAGATTCTAATCCTAGGTTGGATGGAGTTCATGTTGCAGGTGCTAGTACTTTAACACTTAAAAACACTCCAAGATTTACTATAGCTTCTTCTGTATATCCAATGAAAAAAGTATCTTATGATATTATAACTAAATTTGTGAAAAAAAATAATACTAATATAGATGAAATTGATTTAAAAGAATATTCAGTATATAAAATAAGAAAGGTTTATCTAGATACAAAATATCCTTTTGTTGAAAATGAAGATTATAGAATAGAAAAAAACCAAATACTATGGATGAAAGAAAACTTAATTCCAACTGATCAGGTTTTTTATGTAGATGTTCTTATACAAATTGTAGAAGAAGGAAAGCCTGACAATAAATACTACGTACAATATGTAGGAGATAGGCTTATTAAAATAACTCCCAATTTACTGATAGATTTGCAAGATGAAGAATCATTAGCTGTTGAAGCTGATTCTCTAAACATTTTTGGATACGAAATAGCTGATAGTGGTAATATAGAAATAATTCAAGTAGAGTAGGTATTTTTTTATGGGATTTATGTATTCACATCTTCCTTTAGAAACTTTAGTTTCTGACACAATTCTTGATACTAACAATTTAGGAAATAAAGTTAAAGCATTAGAAGAGTATTTTAATACTATAGAAGAAGAAGTTTTTGATGTTTTTAAAGTCAAAATTAAAGATATTCCTAATTTCTACTCTATAGATGAAGTAAATGAGAAATACCTACCATATGTAGCATATTTATTAGGATATATTTGGGATTTTAGTCTTTCTGTTGACTATCAGAAGTATATTTTAAGAACAATAGTTGATGTATATAAAAGAAAAGGTACAAAATTCTCAATACGGTATGGTTTAGATTATTTTGATTTTAATTCAACAATATCTGAGCCATATAAAGATATATTTATTTTAAATAAAAGTAAATTTGGTGAAGGTAAGAAATTTGCTTCAGAATTATATTATTCTAGAGGAGTTTTTATAGTAAAAACTTCTATAGATCCAACATTAGTTAGAGAAATTGTTGAAAATGTAAGACCAGCTGGTATAAAATTAATAATAGATTATTTGAGTGTAGAAAAGGTTTCATTTTTTAAAAGAATTACTTCTGACAAATATTATGACTACATAAATGAAAATTTTACTTTTATTCCAGGTCTAAGAGATTTTCAACAATTTTTTAATTTAAGTATAGAAAAAGATTCTTTGATATATGATGATCTTTCTGCTGCAATTTTTAGAGGAAATAACATAAAGGAATATCAACATTTGAATAATGAAATTCAAATGTTGTCAGGAAGAAAAAAATATTATTTAACAAGAGATATTGAGTTTATATTAAAACCTCCGGTATCTATTAATGATGGAACTAATAGCATATATTTAGGACAAACCTGTTATGGAACATCTCCTTTTACTTTAGATGAATTATATACTCACAAAATTGTCAAACCTGGTATAAAAAAAGAAAATGTCAAATTGATATTTGGAGAATCTAACAAAATAAACAAAGATTTATTACAGATCAATAATGACGAAACTTTTTTTGAACATTCTCTATATAAGAATAATGTTCAAAAATCTGAGGTTTTTAAAAGTGTTAAAGGTCCTTTGGTTCCTGGGAAAGTTAAATCAATATTAGGAAAAAGAATTTTATTAGGAAGAGATACAGCAGAAGGAGATATTAATAAACATACTTTTAGTATAAGCTCATTTTTAGGAGTTCCTTTTTGGTCAGACTCTTCTAAATTTGAAAAATACAGTGATAATTCTTTAGAAGATTTAGCTAAAATGATAAGAGCTTATGCACCAAGTATTTATTCAATAAATAAAGATTGTAGAATAGTAAAAAGTTTATCTCCTAGTGACGATGAGATATTTATAGATCATATAGAAAATCTCCCAGATAAAGGCATCGCCGTTATAAACGAAGAAATTATAGAATATGATGGAAAAAATGAAGAAATAAAATTTGAATTTTATTATAAAGATTCTAAAGTTGATAATACTTCTACTGGATTTGGGTTTATTAACACTTCTTTATTAAATATTGAAAACTCTGAAATTACTGTTAAAATCGAATACAATCCTATTTCAGGATCTATAATAGAAGTTAGATTATCAAAAAATAAGAAGAAACTTAATATAGGTACCGAATATTCATATTCTTTTATTGGACCAAAAATTGTTGTTTCATTTAATGATTTAAGTGATCCTTTAATAATAAAAACACATATACTTCCATCAATAAAAATCAAAAATAGAAATCTAAAACTAAATAATTATAATATTAAAGATTTAGGTATACATGATTCTGGAAGTAAAATAAAAATTTATGATTCTTCGATTCTAGATCTTATTAAAAAATTTCATACATTAAGAGAAATTGAAGTAATTATTGAAGATATTCCTACTGAATTTAAATATATATTAGCAACATATGCCAATATAGGAGTAGACAAAATTAGTGCGGAATATAATATAGAATACTATAGATATGAAAGTCTAGCACAAAGAGTATTTCCAACTTCGAAAAACAATGAAGAGGTTGGAACTTTTTCCAATACTCAAAAGTTAATTATAGCAAAAACCCATTTGGGTGGAGTAGTACTTGGCAAAACCCAAGCAAAACTTGGTAAATCATATTGGCTTGGACTTTAACGGAGGTTTGTAATAAATGTCAACTATAGGAACTTATATGTCCCATACTGGAAAATCTTTAAATTTTTATTATAATACAAAAAATCTTATGTTTGCTATAGCTAGAACAAGCCCTTGGGGTTCTAAGGTTGGCGAAGAAGCTTATAATGAAAATAACCCGCCTACTCCATCTGTAGAGACAACCGATCTTACTGAAATAATAGGATACAAAAGAGTTAGTGAAAAGTTTTTTGTAGTCCCAGATTCTTCAGGAACATACATAGTAGATGGGGTTAGGTGGAAAAAATTAGTCCCTTCGGTAATAGACCCTGACCCAATAAAAGCAAAAAAAGATCTTATTTCTCTAATAAAAGAATATAAATCTAGATGGATTTATCTATCAACAGTTCTCGAATCTACAGATTTTGTAGGATACTCATATAGACAGGTCGGGGTTTATTCTGAATTAGAAATAGATTATACAAATGGTGGAACTGACGGGCAATTGTTATATCAACCAAATCAAATAATAACCGGATCCGGTATATTAGAAGTAATAAATAACAGAAAATCAATTACTCGAGAATCAGATCAAAGAGAAATGATTTCATTAGTAATTGAATTTTAAGAAAGGTGTAAATAATGGGACTTAATTTAGATGCTTTTCCTTTTTTTGATAATAGCAAACAGGAAATTGATAAAGGATTTACAAAAATCCTTTTCATAAATGATAGAGCAGTACAAGCTAGAGAGCTTACTGGAATTGCTTCATATTCTGAAGCTCATATTAAAGAAATAGCTAATATCGTATCTTATGATGGAAAAATTTATGAAGGATGTAGAGTTGCTTCTGTAAATATTACAGAGGCTAAAATATCGATGACTTCTGGTAAAATTTTCTTAGATGGAAGAATATTTAAAGTCCCATCTATCACAGGTTTAGCTATTAAAACTTCAGGTGAAGAAATAATATATGCACAGATCACAGATTCTATTGTAACTGAAATTGAAGATCCAACATTAAAAGATCCTTCAACCGGAACAGAAAACTATGATCAGCCAGGTGCATATAGACAAAAAAGAGAAATAGCATATGTTTCTACTGCATCAGATACTACAATAGGAACAAACGGCAAACTAAGAGCAATAATTGCTAAATTATATAATGGAGTAGTTACTTGGGAAGCTGGAAATACTTTAGGAACTGTAGTAACAGATACTCAACCTTCTAAAGATTTAAATATTATGGAAGTTTTAGCTCAAAGAACTAGTGAAGAATCTGGAGATTATTTAGTAAACGGCTTTGAAGTTACTAACATAGATTCAGAAGACAATAGAACTTTAGGCATTCAGGTTTCTGGAGGTACCGCATATATTGCAGGTTGGAGAGTTCAAAAAGAGGGAGATCAACAAGCATTCCCAAAAAAGAATATATATACTCTTCCTATAATTGGTGAATCTATTAACTTAGTTAAAGGACAAACAGAATATCCTTTAAATTATGAGTATGTAACAAAAATTGATCAAGTAATGGCTCCTGTTAAAAACAGAGTCATGCTAGAAAATCCAGGAAACAATACAGTTCCTGTTCCTACAGGGTACTCAATAGGAAGCATAGATTTAGTTTATAAAGCAATAGGACCAAACCCTCATGATGTTGCTTCAGACAGAGAAGAATATGTTGTTAATGTAGATTATCAAAGAAGTGATACAGGAGTTACTAATATAGTTTGGATTAATCAAAACCATCAACCTGATGGATCTTATTATGTACAATATACATATAGAAGAATTCTAATAGAAGGTTCAGACTACATTTTAACTCACAAAAAAAATACTAATAATGTAACTGAAGAGATAGAGGTTCCTACTTCAGATGTCATAACACTAAATCAATCTTTAAAGAATGTATTAATAACAAAAGTTGAAAATAGTCTTACTGGAGAAATATTAACTGAAAATTATGATTATTACGTAGAAGGAAATAAAATTTCCTTTCTTACTAAAAATACACAAAAAATAAAAACTCTAGTTAAAAGAAATAGACTAACTACTGAAGATACCTTAATATACCCAACAGGTTTAGTAAGTTCTGTAAGATATTTTAGTAAAACTGGATCAATAATACTTTCTAATAATGTAAATTTTGTAGCTTCTCAAGGTAAACTAGTTTGGAATTCTAATATTATTCCTGCTGATGAATATTACTTAGCTTTTGTTAGTGTTCCTACAGATAAAGAAATAACTAAAGTAAAAGTTTCATATGTTTATGAAAATGAAATCAATTCTTTAGATAATACATTTACATATGATAGTTTTATTAAACTTTTAAATCCTGAGGTTGTTAATGTAGATTCAGGTACGCTTGATATAAGCTATCAATATGCACCAAATAGAATTGATGCTATAACTCTAGATTCTAAAGGTAATTTAGAATACCATTATGGTATTGTTAAAAATAAAGATGGCATTATAGTAGCTTCTGTACCACAAAATAAAATGAAACTTGCTGATATTTATATTAAGCCTTATGCTACTAAAGCTTATATTAATAGAGTTAATAATTATAGACTAAGAATGGTAGATTTAAGAGAAGTTTATAATAAAGTTCAAGACCTACAACAAAACATATCTTTAAACGAATTAGAAAAGATAGCTGAAGCTTCTGCTAAAGATTCTACAAAATTGAGAGGTATTTATGTAGATAATTTTACAGGAATTAGTAAAATGGACCAACCATTATCTATAGTTGAAGGTGGAAACGAACTAAATGTAGCTTTACCAAATCTAGTAAAAGCACAATTATATCCAAACTTTAAGAAAAGTAGATTTAACCTAACTATAAATGAATCATTAACTACAGCATTTAAAACTTCAGATTCTGGAGCCTATTTACTATCTTCATATGCATCAGTTCCTTGGATCCAACAATTAAAAGCTACAAAGTTTAGATCTCTAAATGAAGGTAATGGGACTTCATCTATGTGGAATCCTAAAATTGATATAACTCCAGACTGTGATAATTTTATTGGCGATGCTTATGAATCTTCTTTGTTTGATAAAGATTCTACAACATTTGCAGGGACTGAAGTAACAGAACTTAGAAAAGTCTTAAATTTTACAGGAACTTCAGATTCGATAATGCGATTAACAGCAATTCCTTTCAATCTTTTAGATGATGGCTGGAATAGCATACAATTCAATTTCAATCCTACTTTAGATAACCAAACAATTTTTAGATTCTTAAATAATGATGTGTTAAGTAACTCTGAAATTTTTAGTATAAGAATAATTGATAGTTATCTAGGGGTATATTTCAATAATAATTTATTAGTTGGGTGTCCTTTTATTGGATTATATAATAGAGATACCGCTATTACAGTTTGTTTAAAGAACAAAGTAGAACCAAGTTTAGATAAAATAAAAATTTATATAGACGGACAGAAACAAGACCTAGATATATATAACTTAAACCAGAATAAAGCTGCTACTACTTCATTTGTTCCTGTAACAATAGGACAAAATCTAATAACAGATAGTGATTTTATAGGTAAATTATACAATATTAGAGCCTGGAATAAAGAATTAACTAAAGAAGAAATAGTTGAAACAACAAATCAAAAACTTGTTAATAAAAATGAAACTTTTACTTCTCTTTCATTTGTTCCTGCTACAACAGCTAAAACTTTAGAAAGATATAACCCAGCTTCAGCTACATACAAACATAATTATACAAATGGAATTACTGTTGAACTAAAATTTAGAACAACAGAAGCTGGTACTATGATATTGTCACATGATAATGATAATAGTATCGATAGAGCAGGACACTGTTTGATGTTAGTAAATGGACAAGTAAGATTTACTATATATGGTGGTACTGTTGGAAACAAAATTAGATTTGATGGTTATACTTCAGAACTATATAATGATGGCAATGAACATCATGTTGCTGCTACTTGGGACGGAACAACAACAACAAATAAAGTTGTTGTTTATATAGACGGCAAAAAGAGAATTCAAGGAACTTCTGGTGCTACAGGTGCAACAATAGGCAGTGGTTATACTTCACCAGTAATGTCTAGAAACCAAGAAGGATTTATTTTTGTTGGTGAACTGAAACAATATCGAGTTTGGAAATCAATAAGAACAGAAGCACAAATTTTAGCAAATAAAGACTTGATAGACATTACAGCTTCTCCTACAGAGCTTGAAGTATATTATAAATGTCTAGATCAAGATCCTCTAGTTCTAATAGATAGTTCAGGTAACAACAGAAATGCAAAATTATTTAATGTTTCTAGAAATAGATCTATTAAATATCCTGCTATTGTTGGATATTGGGATTGCGATGATGGTGAAGGTTTTGTAATATCAGATTCTACTATATTCTCTAATCATGGTATTATTAGCAGTGGTGTAAATTGGACAGAAGTATCAATTTCTTCTATAGTAAAGAAAGATGGATATAAGAATCCTATAATTATAAGCAATATTGTGGATTATACACTAAATACAGCCAAACCTGCAGATACCGCCTCTTCAAGTAGTACAGTAAAAACCCAACAAACAGCTCAAGGTTCTTATGCAATATCTACAGGAACTATGTATTGGACTTCTGGATATACAGATACAACAAATGCTGCATCTAGTAGTTGGTATGAAAGAGATGCTAACATAATACAAAAAGATCTAGGAGACTTAGTAACTGATATTCAATCAGGACTTTATATAAGACCAATTGTAGTAACAGTTAAAGGACATGGATGGTTACCAAATACTGATCACATTGAAGGATTTTTTGAAGGCGTTAAAGTAGAATTATTTGCTATTCCTGGAAGACCTGGAGAAACTTCTACTAATGGAACAATAAAAGCAGATGATCAAGGTATCTTTGAAGCCCAATTCAGAATTCCTGAAAAAATTAAAGTAGGAATACGAACTGTTGTTTTTAAAGCTCCTGGGTTACAAGCTATTACACAATTCTTTGGTGCTGATACTAAAATAGCAAAAAATTCTATTATAGACGAAAATGTTGAATATACTTGGAAAAAAATAACATCAACATCTACCTCTACAGCTTCTACTAGTTGGAAAAATGAAAGTTGTTCTCAATGTTGTGTAAGCAATTGTTGTGTGAGTAACTGTTGTGTGAGTAAGTGTTGTGTAAGCACTTGCAGTGATTGTAGTCATTGTAGTCACTGTGCTCATACCAAGTGTTGTATTGGACATTGGACAGTATATACTCCTGCTACAGGGCGGTGGTGGTGCACTTCTGATGCTGGGTGTGTTGTAGGAAGTACGAATTGTCAACATAACTATTGGTGTACTAATGATCCTTTAGGGCAAACATTTGGTGTAAATACTGAAGCTACTACTCCTATTATAAACGGTATTGATAAAGCTTCAGACATCTATATTACTAAATTTAGTACATATTTTAAGAATCTAGTTCCTAATAAAGAAATTTCAATAGGATTTAAAGAACTAGATGAAACTGGATATCCAAATGCAGAAAAAACTGAAAATATCTTTGGTCCTGTATCATATCTATTCTATTCAACTAATCTAACACAAGTTGATGGAGATCCTAATTTAGGTACTGCAAGAACAGACTTTATATTCAGTAATCCTACAAGATTAGTAGGAAATAAACAATATACAGTACTTATAGGCAGTGATGACGAAAGTATAACAACTTGGGTCTGTGAAGCAGGAAAACCCGAGGTTGCTGAAAGTTTTGCAGCAGGTAAAGAAGTTTTAGTGTTAGGTAATCAAGATCCTGGAGTTTTAATGAGTTCTCCAAACCTTAATACCTGGGTTCCTTACATAACAGAAGACCTAAAATATATATTGCACATTGCAGATTTCTGGAATACATCATCAACCTTAGAATCAATTTCAATAAATGGATTTGAAGGAAAAGCTTCATATATTTATTATGATGAAATTGATGTCCCAACAGTAACAAATTCTGAAATAGGAACCAAAAAACTAGAAAAAGCTAATTTCTTCTCTGTAGATCAACTATTTAACACCACTTCAGATGGGAAAGGAATTGTATTTTTAGAATATTCTACTTTTGAGAATGGTTCTTGGACTAGCTGGAGCGAAGTTGGACAAGGAGAATTTATATATCTTCAAAAAGCTGCTAGTAAGATAAAAGTTAGAACAAAGTTAGTAAGCTTAAATAGATATTCATCACCATCAGTTTCTCCTATATGTTCAATAACTTTAGGACAATATGTATTACCTGCTGTTTATGTGAGTAAAAATGGAACAGTTGGTAAATACAATAATGTAGATCTATATATTGACAAATTTATAGACACAATGAATTCTCCACAAAAATCTGATGTTGAAATACAATATAGCCCAGACTATGGATATACTTGGAGAAATCTATCACTAAGCAAAGTAACAAAAATAAAAGATTATGATAAAGAATATAACGGAAGTCCTATTTATCAATACTTCTATGAAGATTCTTTACAAATCTTAGCTCCTAATTTTACAGCGGTTGAAGCAACAAAATCTCAAGATAGGATAGAAACTACACCATCATATATAGCAGGTAATCTAACCTCAGGAACATACTACTACGCGGTAGCACTATTAGATGAAAACTATAATGAATCTCGTAGAATTGAAACTAAGTCTGTAGTTGTTGGTGCTAATAATAGAGCAGTAAAACTAAATATAGAATTCGATCCTAATGCTACAGGTTATAGAATTTATAGAGGAAGTTCTGCAGAAACATTAACTATCTTATATGATTCTTGTGCTACTGCTACTTTAAAGAAAAATCTATTAGTAAATGGTACAGAATCTGATCTTTATATAGGAGAAACCGAAATTCAGAACTTACCAACTTCAGGAACTCTATATTCTAATGGTGAATATTTTACCTATACAGGTAAAACAACAGAAACATTAGAAGGAACACTCAGAGGGAAACTTACTGGAGTTGTGAGAGGTGCTAGAATAGAAGGAATATTATCTGCAAAACCTATACATCTAGTAGAAGAAGTGTTATATTTGGTTCCAAATAATACTTTAATAAGACAAAGTCCAACTAATATTATTCCTTCAATATGGAGATTCCCTGTAGGTTCTATTAAAAAGGTTGATGATAAGTTTACTTTTGAATTTATTGATTATGGAAATATAGGCCTTACTTCTACATCAGCTCCAAGATTCAATAGTTCAACTCCTGCTAATTTTAATAGTACTGTTATTAAATATAGAATTGTTCTTAAGAAATTAAGTACTGATCCTGTAGAAAAAATAATAGTTCATAGTAATGACGAACTTCCACTGGCAGGAAGATTAATGATCAATGTAAATTATGATCCATATTAAACTTTATGCTTGACATAAGTTAAATAGTAGCAGAAAATAGGGTAGAGAAATCTGCCCTATTTTTTATATTAAAACTTAATCTTAGGAGACTTAATAATGAGCTGTGAAAATTGCAACATCTGTAATAATAACAATAATAATATAGTAGATTTTTCAATTTGTTCATCATTACTCATTGAAATTTCAAATATTTGTCAATTAGCCTGTTCATATTGTTATTATCAAGAATACCAAGAAAAAAATGAACAATTTGTAAATTTAAATGAAGCTGAAATAAAAACCCAAGTTGAAAAAATACATAAAACCTTTCCTAATGTAGATACCTTTCAGTTTTGGGGTGCTGAAACAATGCTTCCAACTAGTCTAAAACAACTAAGATTATATATAAAATATATATTAGAAAATTATGAAAAAGAAGATATTAAATTTTTTATTTCTAGTAATTTTGCATATCAAAAAGAATATATAACGACAATAAAAAAGTTTTTTGATGATATTAATAGCGAAGCAGAGTTAAAAAATAAAAAAATATTATTTTTTGTTCAAGCATCTATCGACTTTCCTTCATATTTACACAATCTCAATAGAAAATATAAAAGTGGAAAGAACTCTTATAAAGACTGTTATAATTTTTATATAACATTTATAAAAGAAATTATGAAAGAAAATTTTACTAATTTGAGAATACTTCCATGTACTCATGGAACCTTAAATTATTCACAGATAACAAAAAATCAAGCCTATGATATACCGAGAAAAATACTGAATAAATATATTAAAGATGAAAATCTATATTCAAAATTTGGACTTAATGATATATCATATTTTCCAAATCTATGTCAAGGAATTCAATACACTAAAGAAGATGGAGAGAAATTTTTAACATATTTAAAAAGCTATCTAAATTATTTTTCTGAACTTTCAGAAAAGAAAATTATTAAATATGGAAATTTTACTAAATATTTAGATGCACAAATATTATCATTTGCTAAAGGCTTTTTATACAATAATGATATAGGTCCTTGCGGAAGTGGTACAGTTTATGCAGGATTGGATAGTAAGAACAATGTATATTGGTGTCATCACTTTTTTAATGCCCCTGGCAAAGAAAGAGGATCCTATGGAACTTTAGATAATATTAATTATGAAAATAGAACAAAAATTTATGATGAAATTAAAAAATATAATAATTTTGACATGTTTTATGAAGAATTCTATTCAAAAATTTATAAAAATAAATTAAACATATCAAAAGAAGAAACTCATCTGTCTATAGCTAAAGGTCTATACCATATACTAATGAAATATACATGCTTTGCAAATAATGTTCTTCATCATAACCAACTTAATTATATAGATTTTGAATCTTTTTATAATATCATTTCTCCAGAGGTTGTAAAAACAATGATATTATTTTGCGAAAAATATAAATATGTATTTAATCATCCTATAGTAAAAAAGGATTTGGAAAGATGTTAACAAAAATTGATATTACTAAACCTCCTTATAATTTAGATATAAATCAGGATATTATTAAAGGATATACAAAAATTCTAGCACTTCCTACTAGAGTATTACAAGCTAAGGAAATTACAGCATTGTCATTATATCCTTTAGAAAATATGAAAAAGATTTTTGACTTCTTTTTAGAAGACTCTTCAATATTAAATGGTCTAAAAAATCTAGAGAAAGAAAAGCTCTCAACAGAATGTCAATCTTTAGTACAAATATCATCATTTGAGATATTAGAAATATGACTCCTGTAAATCATAAAAATTTAATAGACGTTTCTGAAGAACTTAAAAAAATATACGATGATACAGAAAATATTATAAAAACTAATACTAGATTTTTTTTAGGTGTAAATAAAGAAGGACATTATCTAACTACTAAAGAATTTTTTAGTATTCAAAAAATAATAATAGATCAACTTAATAAATTTATGTCCATAAAAACTGATAATAAATTAATATTAGCAGAATTTGAAAATAAAATAAAAGATTCCATAATATTAAAAGCACACATATTATCAAATATTAGTAACAATACTATAGATTTGGTAGATATATAATCGGAGGAACCTGTGTATGAAAGTAATAAAACTGAAAAATACTTTAGGTAAGGACCTATTTGTTTATGATGAAAGATACCAAACAAATCCTGAAATGTATCCTTCACTAATAGAAACATCAGGTACTTCTAAATATGTTATATTAGATGGAAAGTATACAACAACATTTATTAAAGAATTAAATTACGTTCCTACTACCTGTTCGGTTTACCTAAAAATAAAATTTAATGATTCTTTTTATAATGATGGGTGTGGAATTTTAGGATTTGGAGATAACCAAGACTATATAAAAAATAATATGTGGGGATTGGTTACCTCAAAAGACAGTAATACTGGTAATTTAAAATTCTATCTAATTATTTCAGATGGTTCTTTAAGTTATGACAAACCGTTTAGTTTTATAATAAATAAAAATACATTAACAACAAATACTTTTCATGATTTGGTATTAACACAGACAACAACACAAGCAAAACTATATATAGACGGTAACCTAGTATCACAAATAACACTTCCTATATATTTAAAATCTACTAAATTGGTTGATAAACTTTACTTTGGTTCCTTTGGTGAGATTTCTTCATTTAAAAAAACTCCATGTTATATTAAAGAAATAGGATTTTGGAAAAGAGAACTTGCTGGTGATGAAGTTAAAGAAATATTTGAAAATTCTGAAATCTTATATAATATCGGAATTTCGGAAACATCTAAAAAAATATTAATATCTCCAGGTAAAATATATTTTGATGGTTTTATCCATGATTTTCCTAAAGGTGAACTATATATCACCGGGGTAGGAGAAGAAATAATCTATGCATCAATAAAAGAAAATCTTATTACTGAAGAAGATGATCCTTCTTTATTAGATTCATCAGATACTTCAAATAAAGGAAAACCTGGAGCTCACAGAATATCTTATACATATTCATATACTTTAAATAATAATGACACTTCATCATTAGCATTAATTCCTCTTTTTAAGTATAATAATGGAATATTAACATATGAATATTCAACAAAAACAAAATATTCAGAAGAGATCGTTGATAATCCTACACTTCCTAATACAGGAAATAATGTAAATCAAGATACAAAAAACTCAGAACTTTATAAATATATAGATGATAAAGTAAAAGAGGCTGTAAAAGATATTTCTGGAAGTTTTATATGTTCAGGTCTTGAATGTAGATTAATACCAACATCAAATACTACATTATCTTTAGAAGTATCTCCTGGAATTTATTATATTGATGGTAAAAAACTTTCTTTAAATAACAAAAAATCATTTAATATAAATAAAACAGAATCTAGTTCAAAAACTACTGGAGAAATATTTACAATAACAAAAACTCCAATTCCTCTATTTAGACAACCTGTCAAGTCGGTGTCTAAAGTAGTGGTTCCTGTAAGAGTAACTAAGAATAATATCCAAAAAGGAAATAATAATGGATATGATTATATTGATGAGAATATTTTATCTATAGAAAGAGTTTATCAAGGATTTACTAATTATACAATAGGACCTAATAGTGATTGTTTTCTCTTAAATGGTAGATTTTTATCTTGGGCTAATAATGGACAAGAACCTTCAGGAGGTTCATATTCTGTAGAGTATATAAAACAAAAAGAATTGACTCTAAATTTAGATTATTATTTAATAAAAGGAGATTCTTTACAACTAAATGAGGAAATAACATATCTAGGAGCTTCTGTAGAATATAACAATATCTATAATATTGAACATATTATTGAAGTTTCTTACGATTTAAATTCTACAAAATACATATTAAGTGCAGAACATTATTATATCGAAGAAGGCAAATTTAAATTAAAAGAAACTATAGAATCTTTGAATATTCCACTAAATACTATATTCAAACTTTCTTATAGCTTCAATTCTAATAAAGAAATAACCCCAAAATGGGGAATTTATATACTTCCAGAATCCGGAAGTATAATTGGTAGAAATGGAATAGTAGATTATGAATATCTATTATATAGTATGTATACATTAGGAATAACTTCTGATAATAATATATCTTTATATGCCTCTGCTCCTACAGAAAAGGATAAATTATCTAAACCTGCAGTTCCTTCATCAGTACTTCCAATATCAGATATTATAATAAGTCCATATAGTAATGATGAAAATAATATTAAAGAATATAAATGGTTTAGAACACCTATTTCAGATTTAAGAACATTAATTAATAAAGTAGATAACTTAGAATCAAATATAGCAATGTCTGAATTAGAGAAATCTGCTGAGAGTAAATATACAGGAAATTTAAAAGGTATTTTTGCGGATACTTTAGGAACTTATGAAAGAACAGATATTGGTAATGGTCTATTAAATTCTTTAATAGATATAAATAAGGGTAAACTTATATCAGGGATTGACATAACATATAAAACCTTAAATCCTAAAAGATATGATATTATATTCCATGATAGAGATTATGGATATATGCAAAATACTGGGCAAACTTTAGTAATAGAATCACAAGAAGAAGAATCCTCTACAATAAATATTTCAACTTTTACAACATCAAACATAAATCCTGATGTAGAATTTGCAGGAATTTATGGATATAATATCGATAAACTAAATATAGTAAATTCTACAATATTAAAAAACCTATATATAAATACAAATGGTATAATACCAAGCAATCCTGATGTAAATATTAATAACACCTTAGATACTATATCAACATTAGGAACAAATAGCACAATTCAAGATTTAAGAAGAACTTCTTCGAATATACAAAATATTATAAAATCCTATGAGAATTTATTAGATATCTTTAGACCACTTAATGAAACAAGAAGTAAAAAGTGTCTGGTAATTGGTAGAAATTTTGAAGGTAATGAATCTAATATTTCTCTAACTTTAAATAATAATGTTTTAGAATGTACTATCCCTAATATCGTTAAAGATACTACAGCTAATGAATATTTTATTACAATTCAGGATCCTCCTTTTGGTGAAAAGAAAATATATTTAGGAAATAATTCTGAATTATTTAGTGGGTCTGAAGCTATTAATAATAAAATTAAAGCAAATAGCCAAGGAAATTTTATAGTTTTAGTTACTATCCCTGAGTATTATTCAGGAATAAATAAAGTTACTATCAAAAGAGATAAAGGTGAAGATCTTATAAGAGAAATCAATCTTACTGGAATAATCGATTCTCTAAAGTCTTTAGTATCTACAGGATTACGGAATAAGAATAGTGCTTTTGGCGTATCTAAATATGGAATAAGCAATATTAACAGTATTATACAACCAATCTCTGTATCTAAAGATGTTTCTTTATTAGAAATTGGCCTAAAAATAGAAAATCTGGATTTATCTTCCCCATTAAATATTGAAATTGTAGAATTCGTTAATGGTAAAGTAGTAGAAATATTAGCAAGAAAAACATGTGCAAAAACCTCAGATATTTCATACGACCAATTATCAAAATGGGCCAAAATATCTATGGAAACTCCAGTATTACTATATTCTAATAAAAGTTATGGTATATCAATAACTGGAAAAAATAATAATACTGAACTAACTATCGCAGAGTTAGGTAAAAAGTCAAATTCTTCTAATAATACTATATCAGGTATTAATTATTTTGTAGTTCCTACTTCTACTTCAGGAAATAATACTACATACTATCCATATAATAATAGCTCTTTAGTATATAAAATTTACACAATAGATAATACTCAACTTAATAAAACTGAAAATTATTATGAAAGTGTTATAGAATTTGAAACTATTAATTTTGATAGACCTACTTCAAATTTTACACTATTAGCTGATTATAAAGATTCAACTTCTTCAGATTCTATGGTAGTATATGAATATTCGGTAGATGATACAACAAACAAGACCTGGGTAGCTTTCAAACCATATTCAAATATAACAATACCTGAAACAACTAAGCTTTTACTAAGATGCAGATTACTTTCTAAGAATAAAGAATTTACTCCTATAATTCATTTAACACCTTTATTGGCATCGTATAATTATATAACAAATTCTTCATATTATAGCAGAATGTTTTATACTTCTGAAGGTTCTACAAAAGCAAAAGTTTCTTGTGTTGTTTCTCAGCCTAATGCACAAACTAATAGCAGATTTTATATTTCTCCTGATAATTCAAAAACTTGGAGAAGTTTAGTTAAAACTAAAACTAATGAAAAATATGTATTTGGTAATATTGGGGTTGTTAAAGAAGAAGAATTTGAATATGAATTCAAATTAAATAATCCTAAGATAATAGAATCTTCTACTGAAATTGGTGGAGGTTTTAATCCTGGTACTGTTTCATATATTATTTCTACTTTAGATTCTACTGGTAACGAAGTATTTATGAAAAATGAAGATGGTACTTATGCTCCACATATAGTATCAGTAAGTTCAGCAAATTCTAAAATTAGATTAAAAGTTAATATCGATAGTTTAAGCTCCGGATTTAGACTATATAGACAAATAGGAACAGGAAATTTGATAAAAGTATTCGATAGTTTAGCATCTACAACATGTAGTACAGGAATTGGATTAGATGATAGTATAATTAATGTTGTTTCAACTAAGTCTTTTCCTAATAGTGGAATAATAAAAATAGAAAATGAATTTATTAAATATTCTTCCAAAACAGAAACCTCATTTTTGAATTGTGCAAGAGGTTTTAGAAGTACTGCAAGTATACACGAACCTACTAATATAGAATTATATAATTATTCAGATATTACTGAAAGTGTATACGATGGTAGAAAGCCAAAATTAAATTCAAATTCAGAATTTGAAATAATAGACAACAATCTCTTATTTGCTAAGACTACTTCTTTTTGTCCTGTAACAAGAGATCAAAATAATTCTATAGTATCACCTCAATCACTAAAACTTAGAATAGATATGATTAGTGATAATAAAAACACCAATAGTTTAAATACATTAATCTGTACTCTAGTCTCAGATTTATAGGAGTTTTAAAATGGCCAAAATACTAAAAAATCTAGAATCATATCCATATTATGATAATACCCAAAATGAATCAGAAAAAGGATATGTTCAAGTATTAGGAGTCCCTAATACAACATTCCAAAATAGAGAATTAACAACAGCTACAGGATTAGTATATAGTAATTTAAAAAAGATAACAAATTTATTGATAAACAATGGTTCTATAGTTTCTGGATGTAACTTTTATTTTAATAAGAGCACTTCCAAATTTGTTTTAGAAGAGGGCCAATTATATATAGAAGGTTTTGTTGTTAAAGTTGATAAAACTGAATGGTTGTTTGATCCTTCTGATGAAAATAAAAATGAAGTACCTACCGGAAAAGTATATCTATGTGCTGAGCTACTTAAAGAAATAATAACAGAAGCTGAAGATCCAACATTAGCAAATCCGGCAGAAAACTATGAAGGATATGGTGAACCTGGGTCACACAGGTTAAGATTAATAGTTGTTCCTAGAATATTTAGTGAAAGTAGCTATGCTTCTATATCAGCAAGTAATAAAGCTATAGTAGATATATTAAAATTTGAAGTGAAATCTAAAATAACCACAACAACTTCAGGCACAACAGAAACTCCAGTAGTAATAACTCCAGACGATTTTGAAATATCAATACCACAACAAAATCAATCTAAACCTGTTTTAGGCGAAATAAACAAACAGATGGCAAAGAGAATGTATGATGATTCTGGGGACTTTATAGCTGAGGGGTTATTAGTAAAGAGTGAAGCAAATAGAGAATATGGAAGAAATAAATATAATATAATAATAACTTCTGGTAGAGCTTATGTAAAAGGGTTTGAAGTTAGTTTTAACCAGGATGTATTTATACCTGTAAAAGGTCCTGTAGATTATAAGTCTACAGGATCTATTCCAGAAAGCAGAACCTTTAAAAATTCTATAGATGAATATGTTCTTTATCACAAATTTGTTAAAGAAGTGGAAACCGTATATGGACCTGTAGAACAAAAAAATATTCCAATGGTTGCTTCAAGTGTCAGTTTATATGATGTAATTCCTTCTGAATATTACCCAATACTATCAGTATCAGAAATAAAACAAGGAACTACAGTTTATCAGATAAACCAAGACTATGTTATAGACGGAAATCAAAGAATTCTTTGGGTTGGATCCACTAAACCTGTTGCAAACTCTACATATTATATAAATATTATAAGAAACAAAATTTTTACTCCTGGTGTAGATTACCAACTAGTTAAAGGATCTAATAATGAATATTCTATTAAGTTTATTTCTGATAGACCTTTAGATAATAGAGATTTTTATATCGATTATTCTTGGTATTTAGGAAGATTTGATTCTGTATTTATAAATTCTTCCGGGGAATTGAAAGTATATAATGGATTACCAGGAGAAGATTATGAAATTTATCCACCTGATGTTCCTATAGATGCTCTTCCTTTAGGCAAAATTAAGGTTTTACCTGGAATAGATCCTAAAAATTATGAGATAATTTCTTCCGGAATATATAGAACTCCAGTAACAGTAATTCATCAAATAAAAAATAGATTAGACACTTTAGAAAATAATTTTGTAATGACTACACTAGAGAGAGAGACAAAAGATCTTCACATATCTTCTGTTAATGAATCTTTATATTCACTAAAGGGAATTTTTGCGGAATCTTTTGGGAATTTTGAAAAAGCTGATATATATCATCAGCAGTTTAAATGTACATTAGATGTTGTGTCACAAGAATTAAAACTGCCATTAACAGTCAATACTATAGGTAGTGATAAAATATTATTTAAAGATAAAAAAGGAATTGTCAAAGAATCTAATTCAGTATTAACTACAAAATATACAGATGATATTATAGCAGATTGGCAAAGATATGCTAGTGATGTAATAGATATTAACCCATATTTACAAGTAAAAAAAGTAGTAGGATTATCTATAACACCAAATAAAACAGTATATTATGATAGTAGTAATCCTGACGAAAAGTTAATATATGAACCTACTAGGTTGCTATATTCAAATACGACAATATCTCAATTAACAGGATATAACAAAAAATCTCTCTCATCAGAGTTAGAAACATCAAGTAATGAAAAATCAGGTACAGTAATAAATGAACTAAAAAATATATCTCTCCCTTATATCAAATCTTTAGAAGTTGTTTTAGAAGGTAAGAACTATCCACCAAAAACTGAAGTTTCTTTCATGATAGAAGATGTAAGAATGTATGTTGAACCTTATCCAGGAACTCAGACAACAGTAGGAACAACATCAGGAAATATAATTACAGATCTTAAAGGAGAATTCAAAGTTCGAGGAATATTACCTTCAAATATTCCAACAGGAATTAGGACAATAAAAACTACTACAATTAGTAGTAATAAAAATTTTAACAACATTTTAGGATTTACTACTTTTGAAGGACTTTCATACTTCAAAGATTTAGATAAAATAACAAGTGGGAAAAAATCTTCAATAAATATCGACAAATATGTACAATATCATGAGTCTTATTATAACCAAGATCCTATAGCCCAATCTTTTGGGTTCAATGAAGACACCTTTCTTACAGGTATTGATTTGTTTTTTAGTGGAATACCTACTGAAGATAATACCTATTGTTATTTTATGATAAAAGAGATGAAAGATGGGCTTCCAATAGGAAACATTATATACCAAACTATTATTCCTAAAAGTATGATTTCTACAAGCACAAAAGCTGATAAAGCAACAAAAATTAAATTTGATAGAATAGTTTATGTTGAAAAAAATAAAGAATATGCTTTTATATTAGGATCAGAAGTCTCAGGATTCAAACTTTGGTATTCAAAACTTAATGGACGAGATGTAAACAGTGGTGATAATATTTCTACACAACCACATTCTGGAGTTATGTTTACTTCTTCAAACTATGGGTCTTGGTCTCCTTTACAAGATAGTGATATAACTTTTGTTTTGTATAGAGCCCAATTTGAAGAAAATGAAACTTTTATATCTGAAGCATTTGACTCTGGAATTGGTAATTTTTATATGTTCAATTCTTCATTAGAATATGCTAAATTTGAATCTACAGATATAAAATTATATTATGGGATAAATATTAAAGATATTAATAATGATAACGAATGGAAATTACTACAACCAAATGAACTATATACAATAACAAATATACCTGAGTATTCTTTAGGTATGAAAATGAGGATAAAAATAGTATTAGAAACAAATTCTAATAGAATTTCTCCAATTATTATATTAGATACATTAGCAATAGATTTCGCTAAATATAATAATATTGGAAAATATATAACAAAAGCGATTTCTATATAGCCGGAGGATCATAATGTTAGATTTTAATAAATTTAGAGTGCTTTGGCAAGAAAATTACTCAGGAATTACTACATCAGATGCAGTAAACTTAAAATTCACCTTTGATGGAATTAGCTGGATCGATACTAAAGATTTTTTAACTTTTGTTAGATCCAGCAGTTCCTCCGGTTTTGGGTATAATATTTCAAAAAATATAAATGGAAGTTTATATAATGAATTAGATCTAACACTTACTCCAACTGTTATTAATATTCCTGCTATAACAGAAGTTGAAATTATTCCTTCTACAGATGCTGATGCTTTTGCTGCTGGAACTTACTATATAGCAGCAACTTCTACTTCTTTTCCAAATCCAGGGAAAGAGTTATCATTACCTGAAGTATTTTTTACAAGCCCAATCAGCAATATAAAAAAAATAGAACTAACAGAAAATGCTAAAATAAACATATATGTTAGATATGCAGATTTTATAAGAGGTATAAATGTTTATATAGGTACTGAAGTCTCTAATAATATAGTTTTCAAATTACGTTATAAATCAAATTTATGTAATCTTTTACAAACTCCATTATCATCAACTTCAACAAAAGTTGTTCTTAAAAATAAGGTACCATTTCCTAAAAATGGAATAATAAAGGTTAACTCTGAATTTATTACCTATTCATCATGTGTTCTAAATAGTTCAACAGGGTTTTATGAACTATCAATTACTTCAGGAAAATTGATGTATGAACATCCTGTAGATTCTGATATATACTATATAGCCAATATTGATGATAAATATTCTGATAGTTATTATGTCCCAAAAAGGTTATACCCAATATTTAAACCTTCTGATAATATCATGCAATATCTGAATTTTGATTATAAAGATTCAAAGAACATGATAAAAACTAGAACGAATAATAAACCGATAGCCCCAAACGGGATAGTATTAGATTCTGTAGATTATAGTTCTAATATATCAGTATCAAAAACTTCATTAAGGTTATCAAGAAAAGGTACTATAGATACTGGATTTTCAATGCCTAAAGATGGAACTCTACATTTCCATTTTATGTTATCTGAATACTTAGATAGTGATAAATATATATTTGGTGATATAGATGGCCTTTGGATGAAAGTAAATTCATCACTAAATAGACCAGAAATAGGATATAAAGAAAATGTAATAATATCTTCCTCAGATCCTAGAATGGAATATATAAAATTAAATGAATTTATAGAGTTTGCTATTGCTTGGGATTCTAATGATGATTATACTATAATATCTTTTTATCGTGATACCAAACAGGTAGCAGAAGAAATTATACCAAAAACTTCTAATGGAGGTCTTGAAAAATTTAATCCTGGAAGAATTTATATAGGATCTTTAAAACTATCAACACTAGATCCTTCAACAAATAAAATGTATAAAGATCAAATTAGTGGATATATAGATGATTGGAAATTTTATGATGAATATCTTTCTGAATTAGCAATATCCACGATTTCATCAAATATCTCTAATACCATAGACGAATTTAGTGGAAAGGTAGAACTTAATAGTTCATTGCCAGATTATTCTAATGTTGTTATATGTAATATAACTCTATATACAGAAAAAGAAATAACAATACCAAAAACCGAAATAGAGTTATATTATGAAAAGGAATATAAATTATACTTTGATTCTAGTTTTCTGCAAATACTCCAGAGTGGAGGAACCATATCTACTGGAACTAAAATTTCTTACCCATTACATCCAAAAATGATAAAGTTTATGATAGAACTTTCAAACCCAGAATCACAAGACGTTTCTCCAATATTGAAGAATTTTAGAGTCATAACATCTTCAGCTTCTGTGGATTTTAAATAATGCCTAGACAATATAGAGATCCAAGTTCAGGCGCTATTATCTACATACCAACTACTGAAGAAATAAACGCAGAAAAAGAAAAAACAAGAGTTAAAAATCTAGAAAATTCTATCAAAGATCTAAACTTAAAAATAGAAACTCTTGAAACTTTAATAAAGAATCTTGGTGATAGAATCAATGATCTTGAAATTCAAAGACAAGAATAGTTTATATAAAGTTTTTTACACTTTAGAAACCTTATTAGGAGAAATAGCAAGTAAATTAAAGATAGATATTTCTAATTATAAGGATTTAGATGTTATAGAAGGCAGCTATTCTGAAGAACCTATTAGTAAAATTAATGTTGCTAATTATATTCATATGTATAATTATAGTGTTGGAAATATAAATAGTGCGATTTCAATTCCTCTCCCATGGAGAGAATACGATTCAAAAAAAGATTTATTAATAGAATTATATTTAGATGGAAAATTAGTAGATTCTAGCGAATACTCTATTTCAATAGATAAAAAAAGTATATCGTTATTAGCTCCGATATCTGGAAAACTCTCTATAATAAGAACTACTTTAGAAATGCCTGATAATATAATACTAACAATGTTTAATATTAACAGATATAGTATAGATATAGATTCTTCAAAAACCCTAAAATTACCTTGGAATATTACTAATTTAGATTTATTTATAAAAATATATTATAATGGAATATTATTAGAAGAAAATTCAGATTATACAATAACCAATAGCACATTAACATTTAAAGAAAATAAAAATGGTAAAATATCAATAATAAGATATTTTAATACTGGTGATTAATATGCCCTTTTTAGATTTTTCAACATCAATAGGACTTCAAAGAGAAAAACTAGAAGAAGTAATTACACATTTTGTAAATACTCCTGTAGATTCTATTCCTGATGTGCCTGGAATTATTAGAGCAGGTACTGTTGGTGATCAGATTTTTATATATTTAAAATATAATAACAAGTGGAATATTGTCGGTCAAGTTTCTAACAATATTTTACCACCCGATAGATTATATTTTAATCCAGATACTAACAATCCTAATTATGATTCTAATTTTCCTGCAAATAGTGCAATATTTAAAGGAAAGTTCTTATCTTTTTCTAAGAACTATCAAGATCCAAATTGTTTTGCTATTGATATTATGGGTATTGATGATTTATATGTAAAAAGATTATACATATTAGAATCAGTTCAAGAACTTTTAAAAGAAGAATTAAGAATTATTGATCAATATGTAGAAATTAATAAAGGAATTACCTCAGACACAACAGGTTCTCCTTTAGGTACCTCTGGAATTAGATTTTTAAGAGGTTCTTTAGATCCTGCTATTTTAGAATTTGATAATCTATTAGGAAGATTTAAAATAACAGATCCAAGAGGAACAACTCCACTATATAAAGAAGTTTATATATCTAACACTTTTCCTACAATATCTTCAGAAGATAAGGCTTTTTTGTTTAATCCTGAATTAAAAAAGATGTATTATTCTAATAATGGAACCTGGGATATAATATCTGCAGAAGAAAAAATAATTTATAAAGAGTTAATATCAAGTGAAGGCCAAACTACTATCGACCTATCTACAGATTTAGCTAATAAAACTCTACAGACATTAGAAGTTGTAGTAAGTGGGCTCGTATTTAGCTCACCAAAAGATTATAATTATAATAACACTACAAAAATAATAACTTTTACTACAGGTTTATATGATAATGAAGATATTTTTATAAAAATAAGGTATACTTAGAGGTAATTTATAATGACAAGAATACATAACAAAAGAATATTTACTTCTAATGGACCTGGAGAACTTTTAAGACTCGATGAATATGGAAATCTTCCAAGTGGAGTTGCTACCAAATCTACTTCGGTTTTTGAGCTATTAATACCAGACCACACTTTTTCTAAATTAGATGTAATTTATCATAATGGAACAACTTGGGCAAAGGCTATAGCCAATAATATAAATACTGTAGGAACTCATGTAGTGGTATCAGCAGTTCCTGGTAGAATTGTAGCAGCATCATCAGGAAGAATAGAAATCTTATCACACGGTTTAACAGTCGGTGAATATTATTTTACTTCTGAAAATACTTTAGGCGGGCTCCAAACCGAAGAACCTTTAATATCAAATCCTATGGTTTATGTAGAAAGTGCTGATATTATTCATGTACTTCATTATAGACCTACAATAACAACACAAGGAACAGCTCAAGGATTAACTCTTGAAGGAGATCTTTATGTTACTGGAAGAATTCATGAAGGAAGTGTCGAATTAGGACAAGCAGAAAGTTTAGATGTAAAAATTCTCAATACATCATTTTTGATGAATCAGATATTTAGAGGTTTATAATGGCTGAGCTAAAAGAGACAACAGTAACCAGTTTATTAAGTACGGGTCCTATAACAGGAACTATACAAAATAAAATAAACACAAAAAGCAACTGGGAAGCTAATAATGTAATATTAGCCTTAGGTGAATTAGGAATAGAATCTGACACCAAAAAAATTAAAATTGGTGATGGAGTTACTCCTTGGAATGGCTTAAAATACGCAGTTGAAGGATCTTCATTAAGAACGCAAAACATTTTTAAAACTTCAGAATTAAGCAATACTCCATCAACAGAATACACATTATTATATACAGGATACTCTTTTATAGATCCTTCAATGATTGATTTAAAATCTGGTGTATATAGTTTTAATGTAATTATAGAGAATTGTATAGGTTCTTTGAAATTAGAAGCTACTGATGAGAGTTCAACAATAACACTTGATCTAGGTACTTATTCAGAAACCAGTAAAGGCAATATTAATATAGATCTTTCTACTCTAGGAAATTTTACTAACAATAAAAAACTAATAGTTAATATCTTTGGTAAAGTCAACTCAGGAACCGGAAATATAGGTATAAAAGAAAGTAGTTTGGATTTTAAAGATATTGCATTTGTCGACAGGAAGAAAATTATCGCAGAATATTGTAATATACCTTTTAATTCAACTTCATATACTAAACTTACCGAAATACCAATACCTTTTACATATTTCTTAGATTTGGGATCTTCTATATTTATATCTTCTAGAATTAAAGATGCTGCTGCAACTATAAAGTATGAAATTGTAGCTAATAATGGAACAATAACAGAGATCAAAGATAAAGAAGAGATATTTGATTCTCCAAATCTATGTAAATATTCCAAATTAGCAACACCAACTGTAGTTCATTATGTATATTATTTTAATATATATGGAAAAGTTAATATTGCAGGAGATACTGCTGTATTAGATTTATTCGAAGTTTACTTAAACATTTAAGGAGAATATTATGGCAACTATTTCTAAATATAAAATAGATTTATTAAACTTTACTGCAGGTGTTGCACTAACTGCTAGTAGGCTCTTTTATTTAGGGAATGTTGGTACTACATTTCCTGTAACAACACCTTATAATATAAAGTTGGATGACATTCTATCAGCAACAATGCACGTAACAATAACAACAGATGCAACAATGCAATCTGCATCAAATTACTTAAGATTCTATGCAGTATATTCGCCTGATGAAGTTAATTGGGATTATTTAGTAGAAAATGATGCTAATAACCAATATCATATATCGTATTTAAATTTACTAAAAGAAATTGTTGGTACCCCTTCCTACCCAACAGGTGTAGATGCTCAACTCAGTTTCAATATTGACCCAGTTTTTCTTTCTGGTAAATTTATGAGAATAGCAGTTTACTCAAATGCTGCAATTAAACTTAAAAAATGTTCAATAATACTATCAAAAGCTTAAAATTTTCTATTATCATGGTGTTATTGCTTTTTGTGATAACACCATTTGTTATAGGAAGTTTTACATATCGAGGCAATTATTGTGGATTATCTTTATTTTTATTAATTTCTTCACATATCTTAATTATTAAATTTTTCACAACAATTCTCTGTTTTTTAACCTCTTGTGAAGCTGTGCTAAGCAAGACTTAGCACCTTCTAATTGAATTTGATTAGAGGGTCGTCTTCACCAGATCACCAGTAGGAGTTTAAAAAACTGGTAGCCGTTAAGTTGGATGTTAGAAACCTTTGAATGTCGCCTCAGTTCAATGCTCTTTCGTGGCTCTGTAAACAATCCTAAGACAGAATGGGATAGTCAACCACAATGCGAAGCCTTCTTAACAGATCGAGAGGAAGTCCAATTTCGTTCAGTGCTCCAACTGATTGAATAGGCATAACCGGTTTTAGAGGTTCCGAGGATAAATTTTATTTTATTTATCATTAAAAACCTCTATTTATTTAAAAATTGTAAATTATTAATTAAAAAGAATTGCTAGTAGAAAATCTTGGATAAGTGAGGTGAGAAGGTCGATTCCTATGCTAAGCGAGACTTAGCATTTTCCTCGACCATTAATGTATGAAAAATTTAATAATTAAGATATATAAACTATTCAGAAAATTTCTTGTAGATCTAGCTTCAACTCTATATGATGATCAAGACTTCAAAGTTATGTCATTACCAAGATTCAACTTCTTCTTTTCTGGAATTTGTATCTGTGTATCTTGGATTGCTATGCAGTTCTTAGGATATAACTTTGAACACTTTGGATTGCTTATAGCTTGGAATGGTGCTTCTGGAGGAAGCTATATGGTAAAGAAATTTACAGAAATGGGAAAACCTGTTATAACTCCTGAAGAAGAGCCAACAGCTGTTCCAACAGAACTATTAACAGGAAGGGCAGAATAATGACAACAGAAACTAAACCTATAAAGAAGTTCTTAAATTTTCTAACTTCTTTTGGTGGAGCAATAGTCGCTTTCATTAGTGCAATATTTATTTTTAATAAAATCGAAGATTCAAACAAAAATAAGAAAAATGAAATAAAAGGAAAAATAAAAGAAACAGAAAAGCAAATAGACAAAGTAGATATTAAAATAAAAGAATTAGAAAACAAAGAAAAACCTTTACAAGAGAAAGCTGAAAATAAAGAAAAAGAAATAATTGATCTAAACAAAGAAATAGAAAATAAAAAAATAGAGTTTAGTAAAAAGGAAGAAGAATTTAATAAGAAAGAAGAAGAAATAAATTCAACTTCAACTACTGACGAAAATATAGAATACTTAAATAGTATTTATAAGGAAAATTCTTGATAGGAGATTTGAGATGGCACTAGTTCATAGATGGAAATTAACAACAGATTTAGCATCTGAAGTAGGCGCAAAAACGGTATTATCCAAAACAGGAACAGTAACATTAAATGCTACAGATGGAGCAGTTTTTACTGGGGCGGGTATATTAAAAGCGGATATTAATATAACTTTTCCTTTTACTGTACTATTTTGGGCTAAAAAATCTAATAGTCTTGGGCAATACGTAAGTTTTGACGAAAGACCTGATATTTCAGGAGCCTGTCCTTTAGATTTTGCAAATCTAAGTGATACTGTAACTTTATTATATTCTGGTCATTCTGCTAATTCAGGAGGAACATACAAAGATTACTTTAACTATTCATTTACAAAATCCGCTTCTGGCTATGATATGTATGCAATATCTGTTAATAAAGATAGAAACTTTAGTTTATTTGTAAATAATGGAGTTAAATTAACACCTACAGGAGCAGGGATATCTGAAACCTTCGCTTCAGTTCCAATTAGAAGAATAATAATTGGCGGACATTATATATGTCACTGGTTAAATAGCACAATAAAGGACTTTAGAATATATAATACAGCACTTTCTTTAGAGGAAGTACAAAGAACATTTACTGCAGGTCCTATGGCAGTAATAGCAGATCCAATGAATCCTACAGGAATGCCACCTACAACTCCACTTACTACTTCAGCTCCTTTTGTTATAGTTGGAGTATAATTTAAATAGGAGGTAAATAATGAAGAGTAAAATTCTATTTTTAATATGTAGTGCTATATTAATACTAACAAGTCCAGCATATTCTGAAAATTCAAAGTATTTACCTCCTGTACCTTTAGAATTAATAAATCCTAAAAACCTAGAAATTACAGACAATAAAGAACAGGCTTCTATTCAAACCTCAGGAGATCAAAGAATAAAAACAAATACCACAATATCTCCTACTCCAATACCACAAAAAATAAAAGAGATAAAAATACAAATTCCTGCAAAAAAAGTTTCTGGTGGTATACTAGTAAGAGAAGATGTTTTTAATGATTTAGTAAAAGCTAAAAAGACTGTTATATTGTTAAAAGAAGAAAATGAACATTATAAAGAAAAAGCTTCATATTTTCAAAGTAAATATGAAGAATTATATCAAAAAGCTTTTGAATTAAATGAAATACAAAAAGAGAGATTAAAACTTAAAGATGATATAATAGAAGCAAAAAATGAAAAAAATAATTTATTAGAGTATCAGATTAGTAATTATAAAGATTTAAACAAAAAAACTGAGCAGGAACTTAGAGCTGCTAAAAGCAAAAACTTTTTGATTAATTTATTATCTACAGGAGCTCTTATATACGGAGCAAGTAAAACTGACGATAATGGAGCTAAAGCTGCAATGATTGGTGCTGCTCTAATACAAACAAAATGGTAATGGAGTTTTATAGATGAGTAGAAATATTGTTTCTAAAACAGGTTTTGGGGATTTTAAAAATTATTCAACAACTCTTCCTGCTAATACTACAACACTAGATTTAACCAACATTATAGTTAATAAAACAGATAAAATACTTTTATTTATCGATGGTATTGAGTCAGGTATTAGTGAATATGTATGGAATTCAACATCAAAAATAGTAACTTTCAAAACTAAGTTATACATCAGATAAAAGGATATCAATATATTTTTATCCGGATATCAATATAAATAGAATTGCTGTTGCTACTGAAGCTGAAACAGCAAAAGCTGTAGATTTTTCTGGAGTTTCAAATGTCCCATATTCTACAGTTCAGGATATTGAATTAAGAACTTCTGGAAAAATTATTAAATCTGAAGTTATAAAAGATTATTTAGATTCTAACTCTAGTAAAAATACAGTAACACTATTTAATTCTGTTAAAAATTTTAGTAGTACTTCTGAATCATATACAGAAGTATTTGTGGGATTTTTCTATTTTGAAAGTTCTAGATTAAGTAGTAAAATTGAATATTTAATAGAAGAATTAGTAGTCTCCGGAAATGGTTCTATAAAAATAGACATAAGTGATGGAACTTCAACAGTATCTAAAGAATATGTAAATCTAACAAATTCTATTAGTAATCTAATAAGTGATAAAATTGATTGTTCATCACTTTTAGATAATACTATATATACTATAAAGGCATATTTAAAAAATACAACAAGTAATATAACATCGATAACAAGATTTTACTTATATACAACACTAACAGCTAAAAGTAATTATCCTATACTAATTAATAATACCTTAGATAATTCTACAGACAGTAAAGCTTATTATTTATTAGATAGTAGCAGATATATTTCACATTCATATTTAGGTGATAATACTACAGCTTTGGACGTTATAATTCAATGTGATATTACTTCAGGAAGTAGTGGAAGTTTTAAGATTGTTATGGAAGGTAAAGATGATGAAAACCTTTCAGATTCTAAAGAAGTTATAACAAATGTTAACACCTCTGGAATAATAAAAGTTAGAGTTCCACATATATCCGTTCCTGATCCAACCCCAAGAATTAAAATATATGGTAGAATTACTTCAAGTAGTGGAATATTAAACTTAAAACATTATGAAGTAATTGGAGTATTTTAGTATGGCTTTAATCCATCGTTGGCCGCTGACCAGCGGACCGAAGGATGTGGTTGGTGGACTCGTCACAACTAACAACGGCGGGGTGACGTTCGGACCGGATGGCGGGCACTTTAACGGCTCCAATCAGTGCCTAAGTTTCACGAAGACTCGGCCAGCATCGTATTCTATGAGTATTTGGGTTCAGTCCGTAGCGTTTGGCAATAGAATGGTTCCGTTCGCTGGTAGCGACATAGAGGGAAATTTCATCTCGATATGGGGGTTTGAAACCTCTAATACCAGTACGCTATGGGTCTTCTCTTGTGGTGAGACTTTTTTGGAAATTTCGTCCGAAATGACAGACGTCAAATATCCCCCCGGTGCCATGACGCTCATGGCCTTTACGTTCGAGAACGGTAACATTCTGTACTACAGAAATATGAACAATGTGGCTTCTAAGGTGATTTCAGGATATGGATCTGGCGCAAATACGGTATCAATCGGGCGGTGTGGTGCGTATAACGGGCTCTATTGGAAGGGCCTATTGGCTGACGCCCGGATCTACGACCATGCCCTATCGCAGTCCGAAATCGACGCGCTTTACGCTGCCGGGCCGAACGGCATCATAACAGAAAATAAAAATCAAATAACACCAATCATATCCAAAAAGATATTTATAATGAGACAAGGATTCTAACATTCATACATTAATGATCGAGGAAAGTGCTAAGTCTCGCTTAGCGCAGCTTCACTGCTATATACTATAAAACCCTTAGGACTTAAAAAATCCTAAGGGTTATTTTTTTTCTAAACTTTTTCTCCTACAATATTACCGGCTTCTTTTCCTGTATATCTAGGATCTTCTTTTTGTCTTCTAACATTTTCTTTATTTTTATCCATATATATACCAGCGATAATAACCAATAGGTCATCACAACTAATATCAGGATTGGGTGTTCTGTACTTATTTGAATAGCCTAGTTCTTCTTGTATACTAACATAAAAATCATAAAATAGTAGTTTTAAAGAACCTAAGTTCAGTATATCAAATTTAGCAATATTTTTCATTAAATTAAAGTATTCTAAAGCTAATTCTTGATAAATTTTATTGAGTTCTTCAAATTTTTCATCATTATAATATGTATCAGGATTATAAACTTTCCAATCTTTAAAAGAGGTTTTTCTTATAAAATTTTGATTGATTTTAAGCATTTTATAAATACTATCTTTTATAAAATCTATAACAACAAGAGGATCAGAAGTAAAGACAATTTCTCCTTTACTTTTATCTTCATCTGTATTTTTAATGGTATTATATCTATTTATAGTATTAACCGCAGAATCTAATAATTTTCTTTTTAAAATAGGACCAATATAATCAACAGTAGAAATATTATAAACAAATCTATTTTGTGATAACTTATCAACATTATCACAATTCAAGAAATATTTATGTTCTTCTAAGAATATTTGATATTCCATTAAAAAATGAAAAACATCTATTAATTCTTCTATAATTAAAGCTCCAGCTTTTTCGAATTTAACAGGATCGTTCAATTTTAGAGATTTTTCATATTTATCAAGAGCAGCAAGCACCTCATAAAATTCATCATTAATAGCTGTATAATTATGCATATAAACATGAGAATAATATTTCAGAATTAATTTTTTTCCTTGTAAATCTTTAGAATATTCCTGTCTACGAAATCCATTTTCATTAAGATTTTCAACCATCAACAAATATTGTAGTTGTAAACAATCTTCAAGAGCTCTCTGAGCTCTAAAATTTGATTCTTGGTTTATAAATAAAGACTGTTTAACATTATTTTTAGTTCTTTCTATTATAGTATTTATGATATTTTCTTTATTCTGTAATATTGTTACTAGACTCATCTATACTGTCTCCATCCTTTTCTTCTTCGTCATCATCAAATTTTTCTTCTTTTTTATTTTTTCTTTCTTTCTTTCTAATAATATAACCGTCTAAACCATCGTCATCATATTCTTCATCCGAGTTTTCTTCTAAAGCCTGAGATATTTTATAAGTATTTCTAACCATATAATCTTCAATTTCTTGTAATGTTTTATCATAATACTCAGGATCAGATATTAATCTAGCTGTAAACTCTGAAGCATAAAACTTTTTAGCCGCTTTAACTGCTTCTTTTTTACTTAATTTATTTTCTCTCATTAATAAATCCACTTCAGTATTCAAATAACACCAAGCGCCAGATTTTCCTAAAATATCTCCTTCTACTAGAAGATCTTTAAGACTTTCTATAATATTGCTTCTAGTAAAACCATTAATATACTCAAATTTAATAGACATTTTTCTATGTGGCGTAAATAGTCTATTCTTACCAGGAACACTCAAATTTATGGTCTGTCCAATTTCATCAGGACTTACCTTACTAACTCTTATTATAACATCACAGTTATGTTTAAGAGCATATCCACCTGACATTGTAATAACGTCACCATATTGACTTTGATTAGATCTAGCCTGATTTATCATAAATAATCCTATTCCTGCATTATCTATCATAGATCTAATTCTTCTCATATTTCTAGATAGGACCCTAGCTTGGCTTGCTATTTCTTGTTGATCGGCTTTTCTATTCATTTCATCAGCAGTTGGAGTAGCAGCTACAGAATCCCAAACAACCATTAAAGGATCTTTATCAGCATCTTTGATTTTATTTGCACAGATTTTATCAATTATTTCAAATACTTCTTCCATAGAATTAGGTTTGATATATACAAGGTTGTCAATATCTATATCAAAATTATCCTTTATTCTTCTTTCCATTATTGTTCTTTCTGAGTCAATCCAAACAGGAGTTACTCCGGCTTTTTGAGCTTGAGACATTAATTGTAACATTATACTTGTTTTTCCACTATTATGGACAACTATATCATTAGCAATATAGTTATTAGGCATAAAACATTTAATATCATAAGTTTCTTGCATTCCTATAGGGGTTATAGATATAATTTTATCTTGGAAGGTTTCATAACATTCATCAGAATGGGGTTTATCATTAAAAAATCCACTACCGTTTTCTAAAATGAATATAGAATCTCCTATATTTAATTCTCCTAATGATTTAAATACTCTATTTCCTACAAAATATTTATGATCTTTAGTTGTTTTTATTTTTTTTCCTAATTCTGTAACTATTTCAAAACATTCTTTGGTTCCTGAATTCACAACTTGTAATATTGGTTGCTCTAGAACAAAAGATAAATCCTCATCTATTGATTTTATAAAAAATAAATATCTCTTTTCTTCCTCAATTCCTGTAAATTTTGAATATAATTCTTTTATTGTACCACCTTTATTAAAGACAATCTTTTTTTCCTTTATATCAAAAATTCTATAATATATAAAAGTATCCCCAGTAACACACCCTTCAGGCCCAAACATAACCGTAGTTTTTCCAGATAATGGGAAACCTCCAGTTTTTGGTAATCCTGAAATCATAGCATTTAAAGCTGGAATTCCTGTATCTAACCATGTTATAGTACTTTGTATTTTAGCTTGTACCGCTTCAGGATGAGTCTTTTCTAAAAACTGTTTTAATTTTTTAGCTTGCAAAAGGGTTTCCTCCAAAATAAAATTAAAGTGAACACAATCTTGCCCAGATCGAGTCAATAGTTATTATATCACACATCAAAAATCTTGTATACTGCTAATAAAATTTCTTCTTTATCTCGTTTTCTATCATTTTATTTGATCCAATATAATAAAATATTAGTCCTATAAGAGCCAATATCCATTCAATCCACCAAAGATTTGTTTCTGTCAAATATAATGAATTATTAATATATAATTCTATAGGTTGTAAAGCATCAGATGCTGCAAAAATTAATAATCCAATTCCTATTCCAAAATTATAGTTAGAAATCCTCTTTCTGCCTATTTTAAATATATGCAATAACCCTGAAATTGCTAATGAACAAACCCCAATAGAAGTAAAAAACAATTCATAAGAAAATATATTTACAGATTCTTTAGATGAAAGTGCAGTACTATAAGGATTATGAATTTCATTATAAAGACCGAATAATGAGACAGTCCAAATTAAAAATATTATTAAATATGATCCTGTAACTATATATCTACCAATACAATTTTTTTTATTACAAAAAGAAGATCGTAAAGTATATGTTATTTTATTTGTGAATATACAAGAATAAGATAATACTAAAGTATATGATAACAAATAAACCGATCCTATAGTATCACTTATATTAGATAACCAAGACCAATAATAGTTATTATTAAAAATTCCAAAAGTTGAATCTAATATTGATAATAAAAACGGAATAGCCCAGAATAAATTTGTAAAGGCATATTTAGAATATAAATAATATTCTGGAGACAGACAAGATATATTACTTTTAAATATGCTCAATGAAAGTTTAAAAAATAAACCAAAAAATAAAACACTTATAAGAACTTCAAAATTTGCTATGTATTCAACATTCATATATTAATAACCCACCAATACTAAAATTAATTAAGAGTCTATCAATTATTGTTTTTCCAATCTGCTAATTTTGAGGTAGTATAATGCACGAAATAATATTAGAAATGCTAAAAATCTTATTTGAAAAATTTTCTTTGGCTGTTTTATTTTTAAGTACTCTAGTAGTATTTCACTATATAGGAATTGATATCAAAGAGTTTTTTTTAGGAATTTGGAAATACTTAGAAGGGTATAAAATAACTACAATAGGAATAATATACCTTTCGTTTAATTATATTTTATTTAAATATATAATTAAATCTAAAACAAATGTTGAAATAGATTATTCTTCAGTGTTATCAAACCAGAGAATTATGATGGAAAATTTAGCAAGTTTAGGAAAAATGATGGCAACATCAACAGAAAATTTAATAAAAATAAACAATTATATGAAAAAAATACCTAATAAAGATGTATTACTAGAATTATTAATATCTAAAACTATATTATTTCAAATTAATTTTATAATAACTCTTTTAAAAGATGCATGCTTTAATAATAATAGTGCCCGGGTGAGAGAAACTAGAGTATATACTTTAACAGAAGAGTTAAAAAACTTATCTGAAGAGTATATAAAAGATCTTTATGATAGTTCTAGAATGTTATTAGATATTAAAGCTAAACAACTTATATCCACCGAGACCGAAAGTTTTATAAACAACCTAAAGAATACATACCCAGGATCCACCGACAACTATCTGATATATATATTAGAAACATCTGTTGAACTCAAAAAACTTAGCGATAAAATCACATCTATTATAGAGGCCCACATTCTAATAAAAGATCTATCAGAAACAACTGAAAAAGAAGAGGAATAATATGTTGGACAATGAACTGTTATCTAAAATTTCCCATTTGATAATATACGCCTTTTATCTTGTCGTTGCCTATTATATCATCGGAAAAGAGGGTCGTAAACTGGTAAGAAAATCTAAAATTTTCTTGAAAAAGGCTCAATTGAAAAACAAAGAAGAAAGACTCTCTTCCCAATTGATTGATAATATAAATAAAGCTGAAGAATTATCAGATTTTATGAAAAAAAGAGAAGAAAATGAAAATACTCTTTTAAATAATAAAATTGAAGAATTTTCTCTTATTTTTAAAACTTTATCTGATATTATGTTTGTTATAGATGAATCTGGATATATTGTCGAAGAAATAAAGACATCCACAAAATTAAGTTCTGTCCTAGGAAAGAATATTTTTTCAGACTTCGTAGTTCCTGAGGATGAAGATAAGTTAAGACTTGCCCAGACTAGAGCCATCGTTTCAAAAAAAGTTAATTATGTAGACGTAAAAATGAAATTATATGGAGATATTGAGTATTATAGTGTAGCAATATCTCCATATAACACTAAAAAAATTAGAAGTTTATTTGTATTTAGAAATATTACTGAAACCAAGAAAAAAGAAGAAGAGATAAAATACAAAAACTTATTATTAGATTCTGTAGTGAATCATATACCTATATCACTATTTATGTATACTACAGATGATTTCAGGATTATATTTTCAAATGAAGAGTTTGAAAGAAGAGTTTCTTTAGCTTCTGATTTCAAAATAGATAGATCTATAGGAAAAACAATATTTGAAATATTTCCAGAGCTAGATGGAACCAATCCTGAATTATCAAATAGGATTAAAAATTTAAACAAAGAAGTTATTGATAAGAATAAAACTATAAGATCATTTTTTATAAACAATTTTAAAAATATTAATAAAAATGAATATATTTATGTTAATTCTGTTAAAATCCCAGTTACTATAGGAGAAAACAAATATATCTTAAATATAGAAAATGATATTACCAGAGAAGAAAAATTAAAAATAGAATATACAAAACAAAAAGAATTAATCGAAAATATTTTAGAAAATACTCCTATTCCAATAATTATATATGATCCTAAAAATCTAATAATAAAATATGCAAATAAATATTATTTGGAATATATTAAACATAGAAATTTAGAAGGAATAAAAAAAATAGAAGATTTAATAAATAAACCAATTTTAAGTATTATAAATAATGATTATACAGAAGAATCATATAATAATATTTTAGAATTAAATAAAAAAGTTGTAGATAATAAGAAATCTATAGAATCAACAGTTAAAAAAAGAGACGGTAAATATATAAAACTATTAAAATCTCCAATACTTTCTAAAGATGGTGAAGTTGATCTAATAATAACTCTCCTAAGTGATATAACTAATGAAAATAATTATGAAAAATGTATATCAAAATTAATACATACTTGGGAAGCTGTAATTTCATCTATAAATATTATAAATTCTGAACATTCCATAGATAAAATGCTTAATTTAGTTTTAGAAATATTAGGAGTTTCTTTAGAAGTAGATAGAAGTTATATTTTTATAAATAAAGATATAGGTGACATCCATTATATGGTTCACAATAGCGAGTGGGTTTCTTCTTCTACATATAAAGAGATAAATAATCCTGAATTAAAATGTATAGATTACAAAGCAGTATCCCCAAATGGATTATTATATGATTATCTCGCAAATGGAAATATAATAAATGGAAAAATTGAAGATTTAGATAAAAATCTAATAGATGTGACATTATTGGAAAAACAAAATATATCTTCAATTTTAATATTACCTATAATTTCTCAAACAGGAGATTTCTATGGATATATAGGATTTGATTATTGTCATAATTCAAAGTTTTCTAATGAAAATTTTGATAGCACCAAAATTTATGTTTTGAAAATAATATCAACGTTATTAGGTTTTGTTTTTTCTTCTAATTTTGAAGACGGGGTTTTCAAAAATTAAGAACTGTGATAAAATACTTCCTAACTGAAAAACATTTTAAGGAGGTATTAAAAAATGCAGACTTTTTTGCCTTTAGAAAGTTTTGAAGAAAGTGCTAAAGTTCTTGATTATCGTCGGTTAGGCAAACAACGAATAGAAGCGATATTTTTATTAAAAAGTTTAACTAAAGAGTATGACAAAAAAGGATGGATTAATCATCCTGCTAGGTTGATGTGGGTAGGGAGCGCAGGTACATTATACGACTACACAAAAGCCGTCTGCTTGGAATGGAGAAATAGAAAATACAAAGATACTGTATTAGATAAATTAATAGAATTAGGTAATAGAAATCCTGAGATATTTGAAGAAAACAAAAAACCTTGGTTTATCGGTTATCAGTTATTTCATGATTCACATAAATCTAATTTATTGAGAAAAAATTTAGAGTATTATTCTAAATTTGGCTGGGACGTTGGACCAAATCTAGAGTATTTTTGGCCTAGCAAAGTAGAAAATCTCAATTCTTTAGCAGTTTAATAGAGATTCTTCTTGTGTTATAATACTTGTGTAGATGTAAAAATTATAGTAAAGGGGATGGGAAAGAAATGCAAAAATTTCTAATGTTGTTATTGTCGATATTTATGTTTTCTGTTGGGTCTTCTTCTATTGTTTATGGAGGAGAAATTCGAACAAAAACTGAAGGACCAATTAGTGAATATATTATTGTCTATAAAGACGGTAATATTGAATTGGTCACTACGAGTCCTAATAGTAGAAATAAGCAAGCAAAAATTGTGGATGGAAATTATCTCAAAGATAAGAATAATGTAGAATATGTTCAGCCTAATATTGAATATGTAACATTTAAAACTCCAAATGATCCAAAGTTTATATTTCAGCAAAATCTTCAAATTTCTCAATTTAATACTGTAACATTTTGGGATCGTAGTGTTGGTGGTACTACTAATGTAGTGGCTGTTCTTGACTCTGGGGTTGATATTAATCACCCAGATTTAAAAGATAATATAAACGAGCTGTAACTTAAATCTATGAAAATTAAGGAAATTCAGATGAAAATTACAATGAAATATCACTTCTAACTGTAACTTAATACTAGAGGTGAGAAATATGGATTCGATGAAATTGATGAAACTTTCAGAAGTTGCTAAACGTTTAGGAATTTCAAAAAGAACTTGATATAATTAACTCAGCTTTAAAGACGTCGAATTAGAAAGTAGGTGAATCAAATCAGATGAAGTCGGTTGGCAGTTATTCGTTTTATTCTAAAGAATTGAATAAGAATAAATATGACGAGTTTTTGAAGAAAGCCATTGCAATTAGAGAATTCAAGAATCGGTTATCAGAATTGATTTCGTCTGATTTGATAAACTTTCTTGATCTTTCTAAATTTGATATAATTAAAAGATTTGGTACTCAGAAAGATAATCCTCTTAATCCAGATAGTTGTTTACGAGGAAATGAAATTCAAAAAGCCGTTGTCGATGTGATGACTGCGTACGAAAATCGATTTGATCAAGTGAGAAGTAAGATTTCTTTTTCTATACAAAAAACCCTAAAAGTTACGTATTACAAAAGAAAAGTAGGGTTTAACAAAAAAGGTGATGTTCGAACAAGAGAAATTGTCTTTCGATCAACTAAATTCACTAAGGTTATGACTTTTCTTGGAAAATACGGTTTCACAGGAATCACTGAGGATTTGAAGTCTAGAACTAGAGATTCATCTGACAAAGCAAGGTTTTTCAAAGATGTGATACACTACTTAGAAAAGTATGGAGAAGAAAGGCTTTTACGATTAGCAGTCTCTAAAAGAATCTCGATTCTTGAAAAATATACTCAGCCAATTGTTTTCAAATCTCTCTCATATCGATCAGCTTTGCAGTCCCAGGCTCCATTTATCCAGAATCATAAAGGTTTTACTAATGCTTTTATAATCATACCTGGGATGAATGGGAGAAAAATCGTTGTGCCAACTAAATTCTCGCTCTCGCATCATGGCCATCTGAATCAATATAAGTGTAAAGAATATACTGTTGTTGTTGAGGAGAAGAGAATTCGTTTCATTACAACGAAACCGGTTACTAGAAACTTTAGCACGCAAAAGACTAATTTTGTTGGTGTGGATACGAATCTTAAACACAATCTTTTTAGTACATCGTTAGACAAAACTATTGATTATG